CGAGGTTACGAAGAAGGCGGGCATAACCGTCCAGAAGACTCTTTTCTGAATTTCCGACAGGAACGTATCTACGTACCTTTAGGAGTTGGTGATCTTCATCATAAAGAACATCACCATCATCATCTAAGAGCCAAGGAATGTTATGTGACAGATAACCTGGGTTATCTACAGCGTACGGCAGTTTGCATCCTAGGTGCCTTTGGCACTTTTCTAGGATCATAATTGCAGTACGATGCAGCCCAATGTCGAAGAATTGCCGACTAGTGTCGACAAGACTCATGACATCTTCATCTGTCAGCCTATCTCGAAGCCAAAAGTCCTTACGAACGTATACAGGTTTTACATCTGTACCGTCGTAATACTCTACGCCGCACGACTCCCTGAATTTCGAGTTTGCAAAACTCTTGTTCGGGTTGGGGATAAACCCCAAGGTGCGGAGGTCTTCGAGGGCACCCACGAAATACTGTGTTGGGAGAATAATATCATCTCCGTATACAGTAACCTCCTGGCTAACTTCCTTGATTGCTGCAGAAGTAGCAGCGCGGTTCGTTTGTCTCAATATAGTAGCTATCATCGCTACAAGAAAGACAACCGACTCTACAGGGAAACACACTGCCGAGCCCATAGAGGCAAACTTCCTTATTCGGATATTTCCGAAATTAGGGACGTGAGCCACTTCCGTTCTAGCCGTCAATAGATGGCTGAGCAGTTGGGAATCATGATGGAATAAGGTACCAACATGATCGAGTGTGACGAAGTCTGACGCTTTCGAAAGATCGATAGTCGCCAGTCTAAGGTTAGTGGATCCTTCTTGCGCACGTCGCTGAGATACAGTTTGATCATCGATTTTTATAGATCGATAAATCCAACTGTCTCTGAAGGCGGACTCAATGAAACCCTTAAGAGCCTGTTGCCAAAACATATTTGCAACAGGTTCAGCGGCAATTAGCCGCGGTTTCAAGGCCGTCTTCGGAACAGCGATAATACGCGAAGGATGCTGCTCTTGAGGAAGAGCAGCTCCTGTGGTTTGAGCATGGGCGACACCCTGGTTAAGATAATTATACCAATAGGTGTCAAACATACTATCAAGCCGACTATTACGAGTGAAAGCAACGTGCTCCCACTTAGTGTCGTCGGTAAGACGCTCAGCCACAGATCCAGGTCCGTGCTTGGGGTTGAGAATTCCGTGAGGAAGTCCGTTTTCAACGCCGCTTCGTAATGAAGCGGTGTTATGATCACGGTATCTTCCTTCGAGTTCCCATCCCACTTGTTTTCCCACCAGGGAGAACAAGCGGCCAATAGTCCCAAGAGTCCCAAAACGCCGATCAACCGTAAAATGTTGGTCTGCGCATTCGGGAGTATATCCGAAAGTGGATATACTTTTACTCCAAAGACTTTCTTGGTCAATTGAGGCCTCATCTTCTACAAACTCCTTGAATGCATTATGCACCAGGGAATCATGCGGAAGAGCCTTTGCCTTGGAAGCAAAGAGACTTAGCTGTCTCAGCGCTCTAAGGGCAGAGGTACAAACCTCATCAAGCACGACTCCAGTTCCTCGGTCGAAGATCCTAGCAAGCCACCCATGCATGAAGCATGGGAGTTTGCTCCGATTCATGTGGGAAATTCCCACATATCGGACGTAGGATCCTGCTTCCAGGCAAGCCATATAGTGCTTGACTAAAGCAGGAGTGGTCTTGGTAAAGAAACCAGACCCTTCCTCCTGGAAGCGGCGGCACGCAGTGACATAGTCTCGACGAGACTGTGTACGTAATGCGCGACGTTCTTCTTCGGTAACGTGAGCCCTGTCGATTAAGTCCTTAGATAAGGACTTAAACAGGATTAGCAATACATGGTCCATTTTAATGGGCCTCCTATCTAGTTAAACAGGTAGGTCCAGCCATGGTCCGTGTATCTATACCACACAAAACCCCGGAATGGGGTTCTGAGCGTTTTAGCCCAGATTGTGTCCGGAAGCCAGCAAGTCTACTTCCTCGTGCGTAGTAGCAACGAGGAAATCTGCCAACGCTTTCGCAGGGATTACACCATAGGTAGTATTACCTTCTGGGAAATCCACTGTGACCGTGCAAGTCGCCGTAACTAGGGCGTCTGCCGGGTCGGTAGACTGTAGACGAACTACGCCGCGCCGCCTCCCTTTGGAGGTAGTGCTTTGTAGATGCTGAAGGACGTGGAGTCCATCATCAGAAGTTCTTTTGATGGAGCCCTTGTCCACTTCACTTTTCGTGAAGCTTGTAACTCCGATGCCGCCCCCAAGAGTGAGGGAGACGGTAGGTGACGATACACTAGACATACGCTAGTCCTTTCGAGTGTTTAATTGTCAGACTCCATACCGCGATTTCGCGGCGAAGAGGCTGGCAATTATGGCTTGTTGACGACTGCTAAACCCAACGAGGTTAACAATCTCGAACGGCGCAACAGTTGGGGGGATGCAGCGGTACTTAAACGTATCGATACGCTCCGAATGGCATCTGCCATAAGGTACAGCGTCTGCTAATTTCTCCCCGGCGAGCGTAGGCAAAGATAAATTGCTGGTAAACGTGCAGGTAATGGTAATCCATTCTTCATGAATGACATTGTCCACCAACTGTGCTTTCCAGCGATCTTCCACGAAATCCCCGATGTTGGTAAACCAATCGACTAACCATGAGAAAGGAGCAAGCTCCCATACCATAGTCGCATCGACGGATAGTCCCATCAAATGTCTTGCGGCTGAATCATTCCAGCCGGTTGACTCGGGGTCATCGTGAAAGTCATAGCTAAGAACGCTATGATACTCTGCCTTTATTACCGAATTTCCCGTACTGTAGTAGGTGCCTTCTTCAACACCTACTCCTTTATTTATGTACGGGGATCCGAAAGTCCATGTGTCCAATTGGCCATGGTGCTCGGTGAAGTTGTAGAGAGTCCTTTTCCTTCTCACAGGCTTTCCGGCGTTACGCTTAAGAAATGAAATTCGTTTCTTAAGCGCGTTGCTCATATCCATGAGCTTCTTGACGTCAGAAATAATCGGTTTCCAACCGAACTCAACAGAGAGTACGGCGGAACCAACTACATTGATTAACCTCTTTGAACGGAGGTTGACCAGCTGTGACAATTCCCTTAGTTCGGCGATGCTTTGCGCAAAGTCGGCATAAGTACTGTCCGGTCGTGCGGAGTTCCGCGCGGCCTGCAGTTTACCAAAAGCTTGAGTAATCGCCAGATCAATACGAGCTGGTGACGCATCAAGTACGTTCGGGTTAAAGAACCTAAACGCATTGGTAGGAGGAGCTGAAAGAAAAGGAGGCATATATCTATGCTCGATCCATTGCTCTGTTGGCGGCCTGAGAAATTTAGGCCTCAACAGATGCACGGATTCATACCATGACGTAGGCGTGCGCTTCGTCTTCACAGAGTGTGAAGCGAAAGGCCCACCGATCCATCTCCCGTTTTCGTTTCGTCCAGTCGTGACATCTAATGTTTCACGGCCGGATTGCTTCGTAGCGAGATTTGATTCCGAGTAAGTACCGGTGTCGTATACTCCACGACTATACGGCACTACCGAACTACCATCATCACTGATGGGCTCGGATCTCTTACGGCATAGGTCACTTAATAGTGATTGACCAGGCAAGTATTTGTATCTATGCTTGGTCAAATGAGCTTGAAACTCGGTAGCCTGCAGATGCAGGACATCCGTTTTTAAAGCCATGAGCATTACCTCTCTACTGTTGCGCGATCAACACATTGCGTGCTGACCGCAGTGGGCCCCTCACGG